GCTCCACAAGAAGGTCAAGAATATGATGAGCGCGGAGTCTTCGCGCTACTTCAACTCCGATCTGGCAGACGCCAAGTTCGCTAAGAAAACGACTCTGGTCATCTCTTGCATCTTGGGGGCTGTTGGGCCCGTCGTCTTGTTCTTCAGCTCGTTTTATGTTCAGGATGCTGGTGAGGCAAAGGTTCAGGTTTCGTGGACTGGTGAGCTCATCGGACAGACTACTGAGGAGGGACTGCACTTCAAGGCCCCTTGGGTCAGTGTCCGTACCTTCGATGTCCGCAACAACATTGCTTCCTTCATTGATGGCGGGGGAGACCACTTATACGGGAGGCAAGGCCACCGGCCCTCAGATCACCTTCCAGGACCGTGATGGTGTGACGGGTAACCTCGATGTTGTCGTTCGATACTCAGTGGATCCCACCGCTGTATTGGAGATCTATCGAGAGTTTCAGACCCAGGAAGCCTTTGTTGATCGAGTGATTCTCCAGGGGGTCCGCGAAGAGGCCAGAAATGCTCCTGCTACTCGTGGGACTCTAGAGGTCTACAACTCCCGAGCTCAGGTAGCTTTCGAGATCTCGGAGTCCTTGCGCGAGCGCTGGGCTGAGGAAGGTGTCATCGTTGAAGAGGTCACACTCCAGGAGATTCGCTACAGCTCCGAAGTGACTGCCCGTTTTGATGACGCACAAGCGGCTCGGATTGCTGTGGACCGGGCTGAGGCTGAGCAGGAAGCGGCTTCGGTTGTTGCTGACACCTTGGTGATTGAAGCACAGGGTGTGGCTGATGCGGCTGTGGTTGAGGCCCAGGGGCGGTCTGAGGCAAACGAGATCCTCTCCAGCTCCCTGACTGAGGAAATTCTTCTCCAACGCTACATCGACGCACTGAATGATGGTACAATCTATGTAGTCCCGGAGGGATCCACTCCCTTCATTGGGACCCGATAGGTTCTTAACCGACGCACGGAAAGGGAGGGGTTCCACTTCGGGACCCTCCCTTTCTCATAGGAGATCACGTGATGACACCCCAAGAGCGCTTTGATGCTTTGCTCAGTATTCAAGCTCAGATGACTTCCCTCAGAGGAGAGATAGATTCCCTTTCGGACTCCGTCTCCGCTCTCTTATCAGAGAACGTCCCTCAGGCAGAGATTCCTGAGCCTACTGAGGCCACCCCAGACTGGGCTGAACATCCACTTGACGCGCAGGACCAGCACGACGGATGACTAAGACAGCTCAAGACTCCGAAGAGCCGGAAGACCCACGGATGGCCGCTTACCAGGCAATCCAGGACAACCTTACCACTTTGGGTAATATGTCTTCCTTGGCCATCGCTCGCCAGCTTCTGGACGCGGCCACGTCTAAGCTTTCCAACACTGAGAAAGATGTGATCAGGCAGATACAGTTAGCTTCTATTTATGCTAATGTTGCCCAAGCGGAAATCCTCGGAAAGTCAATTGACAATTTATCTGAGGCTATTTTTAAAAAGAGCTTAGACGAGGAAAAGACAGAATGAAAACATTGAAAATCCTCTCATTTACTCTATTAGCTTTAGCCTCTTTTGGGGCTTTATCTGTCTTTCTCTTTTTACACTTGTTGGACCAGCAAATTAGAATGGAAGAAAGGCAAAAGCATGAATATAGATACCAGCAATAGTCTAATTGGTCTCGGGGGTAGACTTCGATCAGGCAAAGACACTGTGGCTGACTACTTGGTGGAGAGCTATGGGTACCGGAAGATTGGTTTTTCGGATGCTCTCCATGAGATGCTTTTGGTGCTCAACCCCACGGTCAACCTCTCTTTCACCAAATCTTCTTACGCTGATCTCACAACCAAGCTGGGGTACACGGGCGCTAAGAAGATCCCCGAGGTCCGGAGACTACTTCAAGTGCTGGGCACCGAGGTGGGAAGGAACATGATTGATGAAGATCTGTGGGTCAATCAGGCCGAGAAGAAGATTCGAGCTTCTTGGGATGAAGGGTTTCCGGTAGTCATTACTGGAGTTAGATTCCCTAATGAACTCAAGATGATCAGACTTCTGGAAGGCCGATCTGTCTGGGTCTCTCGTCCTTCTGTGGATGCTCAGACTTCTGCACATTCGTCAGAAAATACATTGCAGCCTGTTTACTTCAATTCCGTAATTCAGAATTCTGGGTCTCTAGATGATCTTTACGAAAACGTTGACGCCCTTCTTTACCAAAATAACCCCGAACTAAGAAAGTTAGACAATTGACAGAAATTCAGTTCTCAGATATTGCCGTAAATCTCATTGGCTCTATGGGATCTGACGCTTCTATTGTGCAGGCGGCTCGTGTTTCTCTTTCCGGAGAAAACGAGGTTGAAATGACCTCAAAGGAAGAGGGTCTTATCAATTATTTGATGAGAAATAAGCACGGGTCTCCCTTTGAACACACTACTCTCAAGTTCTATGTCAAAGCCCCCATCTTTGTGTTCCGTGAATTCCATAGACACAGGATCGGATTCAGTTACAATGAGATGAGTGGCCGATACACCAAGCTGAAACCAGAGTTCTATCTTCCTTCTTGGGATAGGCCTTTGATCAATGTGGGGACTAGTGCCTCCCCTGATTTTGCTCCTGGGGATGAGTACCTCGTCACCAAACTTCGAGAGACTCTCGCTTCTCAGTATCGAAGTGCTTGGAATGATTATGAAGAGCTTATTGCTATGGGGGTTGCCAACGAGGTAGCCAGGGTGCTCCTTCCTGTGGGAATCATGAGCCAGATGTATGTCACGTGTAATGTTCGGTCCATGATGAGCTTCCTGTCTCTGCGCACCCAGGATGACCGCGCGGCTCATGTCTCGAAGCCTCAGCTGGAGATCCAGATGGTGGCTCGTCAGATGGAGGAGGCTTTTGCTGGGCTCTTCCCTGTCACCTACGCCAGCTACAACACCAACCAGCGTGTGGCTCCGTAGAGGCCGATAGTAGAAAGTTCAAAATTTTTGCCCTCTGAGCTTGACAAGGGCCCGGAGGGTCTGTAGTGTCATCAACATAACTTAACAGCGCGAGATTTACACGAGCCGAAGAGGCAGTCGGTTATCATTCAAACTGAAATTATGCCCTCGGGCTATCCGACCCTCACCCCATGTTCGTGTGTTTCTTAGAATGAGCCGAAGAGGCATCGGTTATCCCACTGAAAATGAGAACCTGGCGGTTCGATTCCGTCATTAGTTGGAACAGGTTATTTTTCCGATCTTCACCCCCATGCTCATTCACTCGCCTCTCTTGGAGGTTCATCGGGTTCGACTCCCGATGGAGGCACAAAAACTGAACCGAAGAAGTATTGGTTATCCATGCTAAGGAAGAGGTCACGGGTTCGAATCCCGTCATCAGACCTAGTCTGATGTAGCTCAGAGGCAGAGCGCTTAAACCCAATCTTCACCCCATGTTCAGTTTTACCACATGTTCAGAAATACTGAACCGAGAGAAAGGATGAACACCTATGGCTAACAATAGCCTCAAGTCCGTCACAACCCGACCCGGAATGACGGCCACTCCTCAGACGCAGAAGGCGGCTAAGGGGCAGAAGGAGAACAACGCAGGCGGCTACACGTTCACTGTCTCAGACATGGACCGAGCCAAGCGTTTCTTGATCCTTGGATCTGACTCGTCGTTCTACCAGAGCGGCCAGAAGCTCTCCAAGGACAACGCCAAGAACCTGATCAAGCTTGCGAAGTCTGACCGTGCCCAGGAGCTCACTGACCTGATTGTGGAGATCTCCACTCAGGGTCGTGCGGCCAAGCAGGACCCCGGTCTGTTTGCACTGGCCGTCGTGGCTTCCCATGGCGCGACTGAGGACAAGCAGTACGCTCTGTCCAAGCTCTCTCAGGTAGCCCGTACCGGATCCTCGCTGTTCACGTTCATCACTTACGTGGAGCAGTTCCGAGGGTGGGGGCGTGCCCTGACCAAGGCGGTTTCTTCTTGGTACACGGAGAAGTCTGTGGACAAGCTCGCCTACCAGACGGTGAAGTACCGTCAGCGTGATGGCTGGACTCACCGGGACGTGTTCCGCAAGGCGCACCCTCAGAAGGGCAAGAACGGAATCTCCGAAGGAGAGGATGCTCGTGCTTTTGAGGCGCTGGGTGAGTGGATTCTCCGAGGTGAGTTGTTGGAGAACACTCCTAAGCTTGTTCGCGGCTTCACGATGGCCCAGACTGCTTCTAAGTCTGAGCTTCCTGCTCTGATCAGGGAGTACGGACTGTCGTGGGAGATGCTTCCTACCGAGGCTCTGAACGACAAGAAGGTCTGGGAGACGTTGCTTCAGGGCAATGTTCCTCTCGGGGCCCTGTTGCGTCAGCTTCCTCGTTTGACGAAGCTCGGCATCGTCGCGCCTATGGGTGGAAAGACTGCTGAGATCGCCAAGAGGATCACTGATCCTGAGGAGCTCAAGCGTGCCCGTATCCACCCCTTGAACCTTCTGGTTGCCCAGAAGACCTACGGGGCGGGGCACAGCCTCCGGGGCAATTCCTCCTGGGCCCCCAACCAGAAGATCGTGGACGCTCTTGACAAGGCCTTCTACCTGTCCTTCAAGACGGTCGAGCCCGCTGGCAAGCGCACTCTGATTGGGTTGGATGTCTCCGGCTCGATGGGCTGGGCTTCAGTGGCCGGGGTTCCTCTCATGCCTTCCGAGGCAGGAGCGGCCCTTGCGTTGGTCATTGCCAACACGGAGCCTGAGGCGCACATCTTCGGATTTGCGGACACCTTCCGTGAGTTGGGCCTCTCCCCAGGGATGCGACTTGACCAGGCCCTGCGGCAGACAAGTTTAAGGACGTTCGGAGGCACGGACTGTGCTCAGGCCATCGAGTACGCTCGTACTCACAAGTTGGAAGTGGACACGTTCCTTGTGATCACAGACAACGAAACCTACGGGGGTCGGAGTCACCCACACGAGGCCTTGCAGAGGTACCGTCGAGAGACTGGCATCGATGCGAAGCTCATCGTGCTGGCGACTACTGCTTCCGAGTTCAGCCTCGCGGATCCCAGTGATGGTGGGATGCTGGACATCGCTGGGTTCGACTCAGCAGTTCCTCAGCTGATCAACGAGTTCTCTCGGGGACTCTGAGCTCAGCTTCTCCTAGCCAAGGCCGGGCGACAACAACTTCAGGGTTGCTTTTGTCGCCCGGCCTTGCTACGCTAGGGCCACGACTTACTAAAAAGAAAGGAAATTCACAATGACTAAGACACTTCGAAAAGCACTCCAAGAGGCTGTCGCTGAGCGTGAAGCTGATTACCGTTACAAGGAACACTTTGCCAATTGCAGGTATCAAGACCAGGGAGAGCCTTCCTGTATTGTAGGTCTTGCTCTATCGAAGATGGGGGTATCTATCGATAAGCTGGCTGAAATGGATAATAACTGTGACGTTTTCTCAACCTCTGTTGATGCGTTGTGTTCTGCGGAATTGTTCCCA